GCAGCCATCAAACTCTCCTATACTCGCACAATCCTCTACATCGGCATAGTCTTCTAAGTGTATTGGAAGAGGGCAGATCTTAGTAGGGACTTTTACTCCACTGGCAGTCGAGGCTTTTAACATTTGGGAATTAGCTACCCAAGCTTCGTCCATTAGGTTTATATATTTAGGCCACATACTTTCGGAAAAAGTGTTCGTCTCTGTATAGAATATGCCTATATTTTTTATGGATGTATTGCAGTGATACAGGTTTGGAAGAGTATGTTGGATACATACATCAGAACCTCTTTCGCTTTGCCCTTCAAGCTCTCTGACTCTTTGGTTGCTAGTCTTATTAGAGTTATTAAAAGTTATTGCTCTAGGGACAACATTTACACCAGCAGAATCTAGCGCTAAGATATTATTAAGCGAAGCGTTGCCCCATCCTGTGCCATCATTGTAGTTTCCTATATAAAGTACTTTCATATTCCCATGCTCCTCAACTTAGTGCCTCTAGTTCGCTCCCAGTCGTTTATAAGTTTTCTCATCCCAAGCATTAATTCACAGGCGTCGTTTATACCAAATGGGCGCCAGTTGCGAACATTGTTATTTAAGTGCGACTCATTAAAATAATGATCAACAGCAGTATTATTAGCTGTACACTTATAAGTAAGGTCTTTTATTGTTCTACGCCACAAATAGCTACCAATGAGTTCTGGCCTTCTATAAATGTTTTTGAATAAGAAGTCAACCTGCTCCTTGATTGTTAAGCCATCTGGCACTGATGTAGCAAGTGGCTCTAGAACTTTGGGTTCAGATAGCCAAGTTTCACGATGATCTCTTACTGGAGTTCTATCAAAATAGTCAGCCCAAACTTTTGCCGTCTTATCCCAACTGTAATTTTCTCTTGTCTTTTGTCGAATAGCAAACCCCATCTGTCTTAATTTTTCAGTAGGCTTACTATAAAGATCACATAGCTGGATTAGCAAGCTATCATTGTCAGGTATCGCCCTTTCGCATCCGGTTTCACACTCAACATGCATAGACAAAGGTGGTATCTTTATTGCACCAATGTTGTTGGCTACTGATTGCATAGCAGAATAGTCTACTGTTATAACGGGAACTCCGCACTGTGCCGCTTCTAACTGAGGCATGCCAAAACCTTCAGAATTAGCATATTGAACGTATACATCGAACAAGTTGTAAATCATTGCTAACTCATGTCGTTCAAGCTGATTGTTTACGCCTACTAATTCCCTTTTAAACGTACCGCAGCTATAGCAATGAGAAATAACATCATCAAAAAATGATGTCCTTAGATGGCCGCAGTTCTTACACTTATAGGTGAATAGAACCCTGTTGGTCAAGCCGTATTGTTGTAATAATTCCGGTATTTGCCAACCAATGTCAGGATAAGAAGTGTGGCAATACAGGTATGCATTGGTCGCTTTGGTAACATTTAAAAATTCTCTAAATGTCTTAAATAGGTCAGGATAGAGTTTACGTCGTTGATTCCTCATTACTGTCCCAAATATAAAGGAAGAAGGGTCTATGCCTAAGCTATCCTTATGTGATTCTTTATTCAGTGCAGGCGAAAACTCTTCGCTAGCGCAAGGAGGCGCCATGTCTATGAAGTTCAAAGAGTTAGACTGTTTCATCATGGTATCTCTACCAAATTCAGAGTATGCAAATACAGCATCTGCTGTGGAAAAAGTGTCAGTCCATTGTACGTTCTGCGGGCTAGCGTCTACAGTTGGCATTATGCACCAATGAAACAAGTCCCTGAACGGAGATCTTTGCTGGAATTCAAACATCCACCAATCCCTGATGTCCATAACAAAGTCTGGCATGAACTCAAGCAGTACGTGATTAAAAGTAAAATCTCCAAACTCGTAAGATGGATTACTCTTGTATAACTCCCAGTCCTCGGCGTTTTTTGGTGGCTGATTAGGGAATATAGGCCAGCCCTTTTGGTTTTTTGCTGCTGTCTCGTTGTCTGTATAGCAGGCTAGTTCTGCAACCTCAAACCTTGGATCAGCCGACAATCTAGACAGAACTTGATTAGTGTATACAGAATATCCAGTAGGCAGGTGGTGACCCTCCGAACAGAATAGAATTTTTTTACGTCTCATACCTTTTTATCTTTCCTATTGCTGAATAAAGAAAAGTGTAGTATTCATTCTTTGTTAGCGCGGTTTTCTCACATATTTGTTTTCTGGTCATTCCGCTAAATCTGTATTCTAGTATTTTACTCTCAAGAGGAATGAGCTTGTCAGAGTAAGCTTTTAATATGTTCTCAAACTCCATAGTCTCGTAGTTATCATTCCAGTCAGGTGAAATATTTGGCTCCAGCTTTATATTTTCTTTCCACTGCAGCTCCTTTTTTAAGAATTTTATTAGCGCATTTCTAACTGAGCAAAAGATGTAATCTCTTAACTCTCCTTTGCTTTTATCAAAATTATTTATAGCCTTTAGCATCCCTAAGAAACCTACTTGAAGCAAGTCTTCAAAGTCATATGTATCTGTATTGTTATTAAACTCTGTAATAAGATATATAATTATGTCTATGTTTTCATCTATTTGAGCTTCTATATTAGGCATTTTCTCTGCCTGAGAATATTCTAAAATTTTGGACACGAAAAATTACCTTCTGTCTGTCTTGACCTTTTGAATTAGTCCACTTCTGTTGGCGTGCAGCTGCGTTAACGGCTATAACATCACCTTTACTGCAGAACTCATTTATTGTTTCTGCTCCGCTATCCCAAGCCTCGAAGTCAAAGAAGTCAACGCGCTTTTTCTTGGTTCCATCTTTGTCTCTTCTGTACTCTTCGATAGCTAGAGAGAACGTGACGAGCTTTGTCTTGCCTACATCTCTTATTGTGGGGTCAGCTACGAGCCTTCCTATTAAAGTA